GTAAAAGTATCACTCATTTTGTTGTTGGTTTATAAAAGTTATTAATTCAAAGCTTTCCAATCTGTACTAGCGCTTGTTCCTGTTGACACATATACCTTAGCATTAGTAGTGTCAATAAACAACAAACCTACTTTAGCAGGAGTTGTAGTAGGTGCCGCAGTACCTACTGTGTGTGCAAGCTGTATATTGTTACCATCCACAATGGGTTTGTTAGCTTGCTGCCACATTTTCTTAATTGGATTTTTATACTCGTTCATTGTTTTAAAAGTTAAAAGGTTTTACAAATATAAAAGAGGGGAGGTTTCCCTCCCCCTTTTATAGTATAAATCATTAGAATGATCCACCGGTTACAGGGTTTCTCATAACAATTTTCAACACCTTGGTTGGGTCTTTTACCCAAATCGCAGGCATTGTTTGTGTCATATATACACGGTATCCATTGAACTGTCCAGAAGACTGGAATCCTTGGGTACGACCCATGTAGTCCATTGTACCGTTTTGGTACCACCACTTCAATTGGTTATCCCAAGACAACTTCAACAAGAAGATATTGTCGTTAGTGTTGTCAGTGATATCAAAGATGATGAAGTTGTAAGATGACAATGGGAAACCATCAATGATTGGGTTTTCAATGTCATTTGTGTGTACGTTGTCAAAAGCAGGGTTCAACACAAACTTCACGTTTGCCAAGAATGGGATAACGTAAGAAGTGTATGCAAAACCAAATCCGAGATCCATGCCCTTACCAGTGATAGCACCGATACCAGCATTATCAGCAGCTTGGATTACAAGACCTGAGTTAACTGCCTCTTTCTTGATAGCTTCGTTAACCATTCTCATACCACCCATACCAGTTTGTACAATCAGTTGACGCTTAGGATCTGGACCCTTGAACTCAACCTTACCAGCATAGAAGTTGTAGATTTCAGAACGGAACAAATCAAGGTTGAAACCAGACTTGTTGTACACGCGCTTGAATGAGTTATCAAGCTGCTTCCAAAGACCCACAGACAATCTTACATCATCTGGACCATCCTGACGAACTCTACCACCTTGTCCCCACATCAAGTAGGTTTCAATGTCGCTTGCTACTTTGGTCAAGTGAGCAGCTTCCATTGTGGTCAAGAAGGTACGAGAAAGGTTACCATTTGACATTGCCTTTTTAACATACTCCTTACCCATACGGCTAACCATGTTCTCAAGGTTAGTGATAGAAGGATCCATGTTTTGGTCAAAGTTTCTCCAGATTTCAGTTACAGGTACAGTACCATCTGCATTCATACCACCCTTGATCATAAGATCAGCGCGAGATGAAATAGAGTAGTGTACGTGAGCTTCAGCACCACCTACAAAGTTGTAGAATTCACGGAAGCCTGACTGGATCTGAATATCAGAGAATCTCTCACCATACTCTCCGCGGGCAGAACCCTTACGGAATACTTTAGTACCAGAAGCAAGATACTTGTTATCCAAGAACTTAGTGCTGTCATTGTTTACAAGTTGTACAGTGTAAACAAAACCATCACCAAGTGGAACAATATCCTGATCAGGAACAATGTACATTTCCACACCGTTGTACTTATCATAAGTGATGATATCACCATGACCAAACTCACGACGTGAAATTTTGATTTTGAAGGTTGTGCCATCAATACCCTTAGTCTCATTTGCAGACTCAATGTCCTCAATGATGTAAGGAAGGTCTTGTACAACTGGGGTCTGCCTCCATTGGTTCTGCATTCTTCAACATGTTAACTAAGTGGTATGAATCTACGTGTGAACTAGCTGCGTAGTTGGTATCTCGTAGAAATATACCATTATTTAAAACTGGAGTTGCCATTTTAACTTAAATTATAAAAGGTTAATTAATTAGCGTTTAAAAAAGTTGTTGTTACGTTTAATAGTTCTTTGCTTCACTTCCTCTTTCTCTACAATAGGAGAACCTGTGCTTCTTCTTGCTTCTTCTGTCTTCAGCATACGGGCAGTTTTTTCAACCTGTACTTTCTGAGCTTGATCCATGATTCTACTTCTGTAAGAATCTGGGTCCGCTAGCAACCAAAGAGCTTCTGCAATCAAACCGTGGTTAGGTTCTACATATTGGTATTTTTCCAACAAGTGACCTAGTAAGTTAGTGGGTCTACCACTAATGCTGGGATATGATGGCTGCACCAAACCGCCATACAACATTTCTTGTGTTTTGCGATCTAGTTTCAAACCATTAAGTTCACCAGGAGCAATAGTATTATATACATTTTGCATATAAGCCTGTGCTTGTGCAGCTTGTTGTTTTTTCATCTGCTCTTGTTGTGCAAGTTTTTGCTGCACAACTTTAGCTTGCATTGCATCCAACTTTGGTTTGAACTTGTTAGCCTTAGCTTCAAGGTCACCTCTATCCTTCCAGCTATCAATTTCTTCCTGAATTTCATCAGGAGAACCAAAGTTTGTAGCTGATAGATATTCTCTTACAATCCTTTCTTGATGATTTGGCTCATTAGGATCTAGCTCAAAGGTTTCCTCCACATGTGACAAAACTTTAAACAGTCCCTTGAGATCCTGACCACCATCAGCTACATATTTAGCAGCTACTTGCAGTTCTTCAGGAAGTGATTCAAAGAACTCAGCAGGAGTAGATTGTCTTATTGTATTCTCTCTTTCTTCAAAGTTTGCTTCTAAAAGTTCTTCAAAGTCATTGAGAGTGTAATCTTCAATAGGCTTATCATCATCAAATGGAACAATCTTACCAGCATCAATTAGTTTTTTAACTAGTTCTACTGTACCATCTTTTGCAACCTTAGCACGTCCAGGAGTTTTCTTAGGTTCATCATCACTAGATTGTAAACCTAATGATGCATCTTCTGGGTCCAGGTCTTTAAGTACATCAGCAAGGTCTGCTGCATCCTTATCTTTATTTTCACTAGAGTCATCTGCAGACCCCGGTTTTTCAATAAAAGATAAATCCGGTTTGCCTGCAGAAAATACATTTTGTTTCTTTTCTTCTGGGAGCATTACGCTCTCAGCTCCAGGCATACCAAGTATGTTGTCCAGGTCTAAATCAACCTGCTCAACAACGGTATTATCTTGTGTGTTACTCATATTTTTTGTTGGTTTAATTAAAATCTACACTAGTAATATACGCAAATATATATACCTAAACTTTAAAAATTTTTTGCTTTAGGTAAATAAAGCGGAGAATATAGCTACTTCTTCTTCTTTTTATCCTTTTCATCTGTTTTATTAGGTACATCAAACCTGTTTTTATTCTCCTGTGCAACACGAAGCTGTGTATTTGCTATCTCTCTTTGAGCATTTATCTTCTCTCTTTCAACATTCAGCTTCTCTCTAGATGTCATAATCTTATTAGCTTCCTTCTCTCTATTGAGATCCATAGTGCTCTGATAGTTTTCAGACTTCTGGATTTGATCCAAAGCATCCATATAATCAGACTGCATATTCTCATTAATATCTTGCATAGCACCATATCCGGCAGATCTGATTTGAGCAATAAGAATATCTGCTTGTCTATCCTTATCTTTTTCAGATGCTTGGAACTCTAGCTTGAGTTGTTCTTCCTGCTGCTTAGCTTGAATCATTTGCTCTTGCATTTGCTGCTGTTGCTGCATTTCTTGCTGTCTAACTGCATCCGATTTCTTCTCTGCTGCTTTGAGTATGTGCGTAACTTCTGAAATAGAATCAGACTTAATAATATTACCCAAATCGTAGATACTAGCGCCAGAAGTATTATTGCTAAGAGCAAGCTGCTTAAGCTGTTCAAGAATAGCTCTCTGGTTTGCTTTAGTAGTAGCAAACACATTAATATCACGGAGCAAGAAATCAGTACCATTTATCTCAAAGTTTTTTCTTTCATCAAGAGAGGTTATGTAATTAAGTCTTGCAGATGGTTTTGTAGAGTGATAATGCTGAGCCAAGTCAGTTCTCATTTGATGCACTCTAGGCATTAAGTAATCACAGTGCTGAATAAAGTATGTTTCAGTCTGAGCATAACTAGCATTGATAGATTGCTCTACACCTGTAGCTGCAATTACCTCAAATGCTTGCTGCTTAAAGTACTGAGCTAACTGAATCCTAGACATCAAACGCTCAGTCTGTGACATATCCAGTTTCTGGAAATGGTTAAAGTTTAGAGCATTCTCAGTGTTAGTAATAGACGTATCCAGAGGTAGCATCTGGAAGTTCTTCATTGCCACATATGCTTTAGCAAAGTTACCCTTTCCCCAGTCCTCACCCAGTGAGTGTCTTGGCAAAGAGTTTTGATCGAGCATAATAACAGTTCCTAACTCATCTACCAGGATATCCTGAATCTGGTTATTTACAATATTATAGGCAAGCTGGAAAGGTTTCATCAAGTCAACAAGAGACCTTGAGTAAGTATTCCTATCAGAGAATACAGAACCTTCTACAGGAAGTTTACATCCATAGAGTGAATTGTCACCTTTAAATTGAAACTTAAGTGGTCCAATATGATTTTGATTTACACCTAAGTAGATAGGAGTAATACCACCAGGGTTATTTGTACCCCAGAATGTAGGTCTATTTGGGCCAATCTTTACACCACCCCAAACCTGGTTAATCCAGATCCAATCAATGTGCTCACCAAATATAAGCGTGTGCTTAGTTTTATTTTTTATAAGTGAGGTGTTGTACTCAGGTTTATCAGTAATTGTATAGTCTTCATCAACAATCTCTGTAATAACATCACCAGATAATGTAATCTTGGTAAGATGTCCTACACGTCTTTGTGACTTCCAATACACTGTAGTAACACGGAGAAGGTTGGACATACCCATGTCTAGGTAGTCTTCATTCTCCATCATAATCCAGTTTACAATATCACCTCCATATTGAGCACTGTCCCACATAGAGGTAAACTGTCTGTAGCCAAGTGACGGCATGTTTGTATTCCATGCATGTGACTTAGTACCATCATAGTATGCACCATCATTTTGATAACCCTGAATAGGATAACCAGCAGATCTTACCGGGTAGATAAGTTCTATTGCTTCCATTTGCTTATCTGTCATCAACCAACCATACTTGTCAATGACATCAGCAACAGTCATCATATCATATTTACCAACCCAGTTACCATCAGAAATATATCTAGTCTCTGGAGCTTTTTGGTAGAATGTTAAAACAGGATTCCACAACTCTACATCATAGTCATCCTCCATCATTTTAAAATGCCAGAATTCTCTATCAGCAATAAGAAGATCACGGAAACCACGCTCCTCTAACTCATCTATATGAAAACGTTCAGTATCAACTCTATGCTGATGTTCCGCCCACTGCTCAATCATTGAGCGGTAGTCTTTCTGATAAAAAGCTTCAATTTCAGGTAGACTTCTTAAAGATTCTGGAGATGTTTGTTCCTGAAACTCAGGGCTTTCTGGGTCTGCACCCATCATTATCAATCTCTCAGTAATCTTTCTTTTAGCATCAGTAACAAGTAATTCTTCAACTTCAGCTTTCTTTTGCTCCAACATTTCATTGTAGGAGTATTCATCTACGGCACCATAAGTTACTCTAGTAACTCTTTTAGAAAATTCAGAAGTAAGAGTATTAACTACATTAGGGATAATAGGATAAAACTTAAGTTCTAATGCAGACACATCCTCCTTTGTAAGAGTATCAATTAAATCAGCATACTCATTATCTTCCTCAATTACATAGTCTGTTCTATCAATAATACCTTTAGCAAGTTTGTAGTTCTTCATAAGGCGCCTAGCATTTCTGCGCACCATCTTCAACCCTTGCCACTCCAGCCAGTCTAAACACCAAGCTGCCCAATCTTCATCTTTTTTAGATCTAGGTAAAAATTGTATAGGCTGATTGAGAGTACCCATTTTGTTGTACTCTGTCTTGGCACCTGCCTTAACTTGTAGGGCGTTATATACTTGCATATTATCTTAAATTTCTAAACGGTTGTTTTGGAACCTTCATGCCAAAAGTATTACCAGATCCACCAATATGGCGAAATGGGCTCCTAATTAATTTACTGAATTTATTGGAGTTATCCAACTTTTTTACATTCTCGGTTTCCTCATATCTCTTTTTATATCCCCTATTTGCCTGCTGTACTCTAGCAAAGGCAATCAATGCTGCAAATGATACAAGTCTATCCACGTTTACTCCATCTCTATACTCAATCATTTCTTTTAAAAGCATAGGGTCTGGTATCCTTTCTATACCATAAGTAGTTCTTACAATTTTACCTTCTGATGTAACTTCCTGGTCTAGCTCTTCTGTCAAGAAATCAATAGCGTAACTAATCATGTGACTCTTAAACAGGGTACCTGTATTTCTCCATCCGTATTCCTGATAAACATTGGCATTAGCTCCTATATCTTTTAGGAATAATATCTGAGATCTAGGTACCAAGTATCTCTGCTTTTTTCTATCAATCATGTAGGTGATAAACTGCGGGATGTTATTTTCAACTATTGTCCACGCATTATACCACTCTATAATCATTTCAAGTCTCTCATGTGTCTTTTTAATATCATCAAAACGACCACACCAAGCAGCTACAATTTTGTCTCTTTCTATATAAGTCTGTATCTCGGAACCATTGTTTTTAGTTACCTCAACTGGAGTTTTGTAAACATAAATAGAACACAGTGATTCTGAGGTAGTTGTCTTACCTTCTGACACGGGGTCAATAGAAGCATAGTACATACCAAACTCAGGATCCTTTACAGGTCTTTCCCATACCACCAGTGTACCTGTTTTATCCTCGGTATTTTTAGTAACCGGGAACTCCATGATAGGCATCTTATTAGTAGTCTGTACATCAACCCCACCCTGTATATTTCTGTATATATCTAGAAACTCATAAGGATATTCTTTATCATCTATTCTATGCATTTGACCTGTGACCAAATGTGAAGGGAATAAAGACAGGGTTCTAAAGTCAAATGCTTCTTTTACATTTCTAGGGTGCTGAGATATACGAAGCTGGTACTCCTGAGGATCTAGTTCTTTTTTCCATTTGGCGAATAACTCATCAAGTGCTTTAAGTGCTTCAGGAACCTGTGAATTACCATACTTATCTACATAAGGTGGCATTGACCATTGTTCTGGTATAAATAATCCAGTAGTACCAATAGTCCCTTTATCATCAATTAATACAGATGGTACAGCGTATATATCATTTGCTTCCGGGTGTAGAATCAGCTTTTTAAGTGGATCACACTGACTCAAGTCACCGACAGAACCAGCTGCTATAAAAGTACCTGTAGTAATCATACCGGATCTAAGAGCTGGTCTCAGGTATTCATAGGTCTGATTCATCTTAGGAGCAATACCAGCTTCCTCGTGAAAGAAGTATTTAGTAGGACCACCGACACCTGTTGTAGGGCTTTTCTCAAAAGACATTGCCTGAATTACACCCTTTAAACCTATCTCAGTCTTTCTCTTCTGTCCACCAACAAAGTTTGATATCTCAATCTTCTGCTGCCAGAACATTGTTTTGTTGGGGTTCATGGGTCTATACCAAGCTGTGTGTTTATTCAAGAATGACTCGTATTCATTCAAGAACTTCCAGCTACCCTTTTCATTGATATAATCCTTGAGGCTAGCTCCCATCTTTAGGGTAACCCCTTCCTCAAACCATATCTGGTTTATGAGTTTACCACAATGGAAATAAGAGCTAGCAATCTGACG